CCCATTTTATTATTTTAAAATATTAATATAGTTTTATAATTAAATTAATTAGAAAATCAATTTTTATGTTTTATTAATATATAATATGCAAAACACAGAAGCAATCGAAGAAAGAATTTCTCAAATTTTCGGAGGTAAACGCCGCAGAGCATCTAAGAAAGGATCAAAGAAGGGATCCAGAAAAGGAGGTAATGTCCCCGCAAATCTTCCAGGAAATGTTCCAGCAAACATGCCCGGAGGAAAGAGACGCCGTTCATCAAAGAAGGGATCCAAGAAGGGATCCAGAAAGGGAGGTGAAGTAGCAGTCGGTGGACGCAGACGTCGCTCATCCAAGAAAGGATCCAAGAAGGGATCTAAAAAGGGAGGTGAAGTAGCAGTCGGTGGACGCAGACGTCGCTCATCCAAGAAAGGATCAAAGAAGAGATCTAAAAAGGGAGGTGAAGTAGCAGTCGGTGGACGCAGACGTCGCTCATCCAAGAAAGGATCCAAGAAAGGATCTAAAAAGGGAGGTGAAGTAGCAGTCGGTGGACGCAGACGTCGCTCATCAAAGAAAGGATCAAAGAAAGGATCTAAAAAAGGAGGTGAAGTAGCAGTCGGTGGACGCAGACGTCGCTCATCAAAGAAAGGATCAAAGAAAGGATCTAAAAAAGGAGGTGATGTACCCGCCAACATGCCTGGAGGACGCAGACGCCGCTCATCCAAGAAGGGATCCAAGAAGGGATCAAGAAAGGGAGGTGACGTACCTGCCAACATGCCCGGAGGAAAGAGACGCCGCTCATCCAAGAAGGCATCCAAGAAGGGATCTAAAAAGGGAGGTGAAGTACCTGCCAACATGCCTGGAGGAAAGAGACGCCGTTCATCCAAGAAAGCATCCAAAAAGGGATCCAAGAAAGGTGGATTAAATGACAAACTCGTTCAATTCAGAAAGTTAGTTGTATTAGCTACCAAGAAATTAGGAAAGGGAGGACGTGAAGCAATGGTAATGGCAGGAGATGCATTAAAGAAGGCAAAAGCCAAGATGCCAAATGCATCATACGAAGAACAAATCAAAGCTGCTGAAAGCATGATCTAAATTATTTTTTAAAAATAAATTCTTAATTTATTTTTCAAAATTTATGATAAAATGTTAAATCCTTCTTCACCGTCTTTAAGAATTTCTAATACTGCTGGTTTTCTACCACTATTTTTAATTCTATCAAAAACATCAAATGCTTTTGATGCTCCAAGATCAACTCTCCATACACTATCATCACATGTACTATTAATTCCTTTATTAATTTGTGGTGTATGTCCAACAACCATACCTTTTAATCCATCTTTATCTTCACCCCATATTTTTAAAACATCAAATACATCATCACAGCGACTATCAGATTTTTTTAATCCACTCGGTAAGTGACCAAATAAACGAGTCCAAAAAGGTGATACTTGAGGTGTGTTTATAAGTGTATCAATATCTGAATTATTATCATCAATTTTCTTTAATAACCATTTTCTAATTAAATTATTAACTTGTGATACTTTAAATTGTTTTGCTAATGCAGGAACAATTCCACCATGAACAAAAATAAAACTTCCTACAATAACCGCAGATTGTCTTGTACATGCTAATTGTTTATTAAGTTTTTCATTAAATGCAAATCTTCTGCCTTGAATACCATCATCAAAAGATGTTCCGTCATCTTTTCTATATTTATTATTTTGGTTTTTACCTTCAAAGTCATCATTATGTACACCTTTATAAGATGCATAATTTATATTTCCTTGATAGTTCATTAATTCATGATTACCTAATAAACTAATTACCATACCTTTCTTTTTTCTTGCAAGTTTATTTAATTCTGTAAATAGATCTAAAATTTTAATGTCACTGTGTTCATCATCAATTGTTGCTTTTTCATCTCTAATACACATATCACCTCTTCCTCCTGTTGGTCTGCATCTATCTACTTGATCACCAACTTGAACAACAATTGTATCATCACCAATCCATTTATAATATTCTTTTGTTCCATCTTCGTACATAATTCTTAATACATTTTTTTCATCTTCTGTTTTTTCGATTACTTTAGATATCAATAAATAATTAATGGTTAAATTCAAATCACCGTGAACATCACCGATTGCAATAATACGATCTCTTTTACCTAATGTATCCGGGATTGATGTAAATCCTTTACAATCATCCTTAAACTCGGAGGAATATACATCACCTGTATTTTTTCCTTTTTTACTCATATATATTAAATTATATAATTTAATTTATAAAATTCAGAAAAGACTAAAATTGCTATAATCTATAAATTTTTCTGTTCTTTGGTTTATTTTAGGGAAGATAATTTGGGGTTTTGCGTCTAAAGATGATGATGCTTGACTTGATTGGGGAGAAGCAGAAGTAGTAACAGTTGGTTTAACAAATTTAGTACTTTCAGTTAATTGATCACTTAATACTTTATTCTTTGATTTTTCTAATTCATATGCTTTAATTAATTCCATTACACTATTCTTTGTTACATCACCTAATGAATTTACAACTGTTGTTGCTTTTTTAGTTAATGCTTTAATTTTTGGTGTTAATTTCTTAACTTTATTTTTCTTCATTTTTAATAGTTTGGATAATTTACGTAATAATTTCTTTAATTTATTAATCTTGCGTCTATTTGGTTTTCCTCCAGTTATGTTATTGCGTAATATAGATATTAAAAGTACATTATTTCTATGTTTGTTTAATGTATTCATTGTGATAACCATTGCAGTTAACATTAAGATAGCTAAAGGTACATTTTTAGTTGAGATATAATAGATAAATCCAATAGTTAATAATCTAGATAATGGGTGATCAAATAAATATAGGATATTTCTAGCGAGTCTTGAAGCAGTTAAGCTTCCAAATAATAAGATTAAAATAACAAGTGTTATGAATATATATTTATTATTTATTGCTTCATTTACACTTTCGTCCAAAGTATTAAATATTTGATTTGAAAAATTATTTATTGGTTCCATAATATAATAATTATATAAAATTATTCAATTAAATTTAAATATTAAAAATTGATAATATCTTATATTATATTTAAAACTAAAATATTATATAAAATATGTCAGCTCACATTACAAATGATGGAACATATATTCTTAAGAAAGACTTTAAAGAATCTGAAATTGAAGACATTAAAAAAGAATTACATATTCTTCCAAAAATAACTGTTGATTATGGTGAGCCAAAAGATGAATCATTTGATATATTCTTAGATACATCAACTAAATTATATATTCCCCGATTTTATGCATTGAACAAGTTCAAGAAAAATAAGAATACATTAAAAGCATCAAATCCTCTAACATTCAATTTTGTTGGTGAATTGCGTGATTATCAAAAAGATATTATTAAAATAGTCTTTCCTATTTTGAAAGAGAAAGGTGGAGGATTACTTAGTATACCTACAGGTCGTGGAAAAACCGTTTTAGGTTTACATTTGGCAACATTATTAAAGTGTAGAACATTAATTGTTGTTCACAAAGAATTTTTAATGAATCAGTGGGTAGAAAGAATAAAACAATATACTAATGCAACAATTGGAAAAATTCAACAAAAGAAAATTGATATTGATAAAGATATTGTTGTTGGTATGCTTCAATCAATTAGTATGATAGACTATGATGTTGAAATGTTTAAGAAATTTGATCTTGTAATATTTGACGAGTGTCATCATTTAGGCAGTCAAGTATTTTCTCAAGCTTTATTGAAATTAAATAGTCCTTTTTTACTTGGATTATCTGCGACACCTAATAGAAGTGATAAGACTGAGAAAGTATTCTATTATTTCCTAGGAGAAATGATATATCAGGAGGTTGTCCCTTTGCAACATAAAGTAAAAATAGAAATTCATAACTATACAATAAAACATCGTAAATTTAGGGATGTTATTGGAAAAAATGGAAAAGCAATAACTCCGATTATTATAAATAATTTGACTGAAATTGAATTAAGAGATGATTATATTTTTAGATTGATTCGTGATCTTAAAATGAAAGATACTTCAAGAAAAATTCTTATTTTAAGTGGAAGAATTGTTCAATTACAAAGATTAGAGGAGAAGTTACGAGAAATATTTGTTGATGATACAGGATTTTATATTGGAGGAATGAAAGAAGAAGAATTAAAAAAGTCTGAATCTAAAGATCTATTATTTGCGTCATATGAAATGGTAACTGAAGGATTAGATATTCAAGCATTAGATACAATGGTACTTTTAACCCCAAGAGCAAAGATGGTTCAAACCATTGGTAGAATTCTTCGTAAGAAACCCGAAGATTATGAAAATCAACCATTAGTAATTGATGTTGTTGATCAAATTCCAACATGTATTTTTCTTGGAATGGCAAGAAAGAAAGTTTATACATCACGAGAATATGAAATATTATATCATGAAGTAAAAGAGAATGAAATTGTAAAATCATGGGAACATGATTATGCAAAAGTTATACCAAAATTTGTAAAGAATGATTCTGGATTTATTGATTCTGATGAGGAAACTAAGAAAGAAACCAAGAAGGAAGAAATAAAAAAAGAAGTTGAAATAGACGAAGCATTTAAACTATTAGAGGAACCAAAAGAAATTCCTAAAAAGGTACGAAAACCACGTGCTAAAAAGACAACCGATATATAAATTAAAAATAACTAAACAGACCATACATTTGTACGTCAGTTTCACTTTTGTCATTTAATGTAACAAAAGTTTTACTCAATCGAGTCATTAATTTGATTCGAACATCTTCTTTTATGTCAACTATCTTGACATGACTAATTAAATTAAAAATAATATCAATATTTGAATATCCATTCTTTTTAATATTTTGATAATATTTTACACAATCATAATAATTACCTTCTATCATTGCAATAAGGATTTTATCTAATAAATCTTTTTCAATTCTATTCGTCATTAAAGATCTAAAATTTTTCTTATCTTTATCTTTTAATCCTTTATTAATAACTTCTAAATTTATTAATGCTGATCTCATATCTCCTTCTGAATTTGTGATAATTTCTTTTATGATGTCATCACTTAACGTTATTTTTTCAATTGAACAAATTTCTTTTAGACGAAACATCATGTTTTTCTCAGAAACTTTGTTAAATTTTACAATAATTGATTTACTTTGAATTGATTCTATAATCTGAGTTGAATCATTACATGTAAATGTAAAAATAGTTGTTTCATTGAATTGATCAATTAAATCACTAATAACATATTGTGCTTTTGGTGTAATATTATCCGCTTCATCAAAAATAATAAATTTCTTTATAGGCTTACCATTTTTATCTGTTACGATTTTCTTACAAAAATGAATAATCATTTTATCTACAATATCAAGCCCACGATTATCAGATGCATTTAATTCTAAAACTGCTTCATTATAATACCTTCCAGTAACTTGTCTGACGAATGCAAGCAAAGTACTTGTTTTTCCAACTCCTGGATTTCCCATCAAAATTAGATTTGGATATAATTTTGTAGTTATAATGCGGTTGAATTTTTCTCGGAGGATATCATCAAATAAAATATCAGATATTTTAGAAGGTCGATATTTTTCAATCCATGGTAAATCATCTTTATTCATTATATCTATATTAATAAATATTCATTTAAATAAATAAGTTTGAAAATCAATTTTTTAAATAAATTTAATAAATTTATTTAAAAAATTAGTGTGAGCAAAGCATTCTATAATCTATCAGTATATTTTTTTAAAACAGGTAATTCTTCTATGATATCATCAATATTTTCCTCAAGATATTTTTCATATTCATCTTTATCCATTTTACTTTTTACTTTTGTAATATATCCAATATACTTCTCAATATCATTTAAACTGATAGAAACAATTTTATCAAATAAATATTTTAATAAATCAATATAGACCAATTTACCATTTAATTTTTTCTTTAGTTGTTCTAAATTACCATCAATTAAAAATTTCTTGTATTCTGTTATAGTATCAATCACAACTGGTTTTTTAATAACTATATTTTTCTCCAAATCTTCAATCATAAATTTATATCTTGCTGATAATTTATCTTTTTGTAATTGTTCTTTTAAAAAATCATTAACATCTTCATATCCATGGATAACATTAATCATACATAAAAACTCTATTATATCCATATTCGTTTCTGAATATTTTTCCTTAAGTGTATCAACAATATAATCCATCGTTTCATTTGATAATATATGATTTAGATGTAAATTTAATATAGTATTAATTAATGTAACTAATTTCTTTTTTAATGTGAAATATTCTTCTTCATTTGTAAAATATGTTACATGTAAATTATCAATTATGTTTATATTTTCATTGAATTCCTTCTCTAATTTTTCTATAAAAAATACTCTGAAATTTATAAATTCTTTCGTATCATGTTTAAAATACCATAATCCAGAATCAATAATTTGTTTAACCATTAAACAGTATAATTTATTATTTTCATTATCATTTAGAATTTTATAAATAAAATCAGATGCTAATTTATCTAATTGTTGATCATTGGTTATATTGCTATTTAATATTTTTTCTAATATATTAGAAAATGTTTCTTCAGTTATTTTATTTAATAAACTTAATAATTTAGTATTGATATTACTATTTATTTTTTTCCATTTATTACTATTTAGATGATTATAATTAATCTTTTTACGATTTTCAATGTATTGTGTTGATTGTAAAAATGAATTATTTATTGAATCAAATATATTAGATAATTCCTCTGTTAAAATATTAACATTTACATTTTTATAATTCAATATTTCTTCAACGGAATATATATTTATCTTACTCATAATTTATTTATAATAATATTTTTTTATATTCTTTTTATATATGCTCGCAACTTTATATTCATTCTTATTTAAAACTGAAGATTATGACAGCAGATCAGGAACATTAATTGGATTAGTGATATTATTAATAGGAATATTAATTACATTTACATTATATTCAATTGCTTTAGTTGATGAAACAACAGATAAAAATCCAGCCAAAAAGCAAGATCAATTAAGAACTATTATTGTAGCCGGTTTTTCATTAAGTGTAGCAATAAGTGTATTTGTTGGTTTTTCAATAAACAGATACAATTTTTGTAAAGCAAATCCCGATATTTGTGTATTAGATTATTCTTTCTCACCATTTGCATAGGTATTCTACCAAATTTCAATAATTTCATATTTTTTTTCTTTATCTTTAAGTTCTTCTATAAAACTTAACGGTATATTAACTCTTTGTTGAACTGGAGAATGGGGATCTTTTAGTATTCTTATATCATATTCTTGTTTGGTAATTTTATTTCTCCATATCATTGCCCATCCTTTTATAAAATGATTTATTATATTTTCTGAAAGGCTCGTAATATTTAATTCTTTCAAAAATAAAATTAACCCACTAAGTGATATTCTTAATCCACCAATATCAGCAATATTTTCACCCATTGTTAATGTTGGATTTATTTTAAATCTTTCATAATTTTTACCAATTTTTTCAGCCATTTCCATGTATTTTTTTTCAGAAACCTTATCCCACCAATTATTTAAATCACCATTTTTATCAAATAATCTTCCTTGATCATCAAAACCATGAATTATTTCATGTCCAATTACACTACCAATTGCTCCAAAATTATATGCGATTATATTAATATCTGAATTCCATTCTACACTATAAAAATAAGGAGGTCTCAACATTCCATATGGAAATATACAAATATTTTTTGTTGGATCATAATACGCATTAATTTCATAAATATTACCATGTAAAAGTTGTTCATATTTATTAAGTAATTTTAAATTTGTATTATATAAATAATTACCTATGATTTGAATATTATTAAGATAATTTGTTGTTAATTCGATCATAGTATTAAAATTAACTAATTTACCTTCGGCAATATAAAATTTTATATTATCTAATTTTTCAATTGCTTTTAATCTTGTTTCATGATTCATCCATTTATTATTTTCTAATCTATTTCTAAATGCCTTTACAATATATTCTATCATTTTTTTTATTCTTGGTTTTGTATTTGGTTCAATTAATGAGAAATATTCTTTACTTATAATATGTCCTAATAAGCTGTTAAATATATAAATTTTCTTTTTATCGAAATTCATTTGTTTTTTAACACCTTTTGTTAACTTAATTAATTCAAATTTATAATCATATATCTTTCCAAATGAATAGGATGATATATTAAATATGATACACCATATAATGTAATACTTAAAGTCTTTATCATTCAGAGCCTCATCAACTACTTTATAATATGATAAATCTTTATCATCTATTAACATATCTTCTCTTTTATATGTAGCTATATCATTAACAAGTTTATTTAATATATTTACAATATTATAATTTTTAAATTTAATATCATTTATTTTAATGACAATTATAGATTCACCTGGATTTCTCATATCTGTGCTTGATAATCTATGTTTTTCTAATTTTGATTCAAAATCAAAAACTTTATCAACTTGACTATCCGTAATAGGTATATACATTAATATCATATTTTTAATAATTTCTTTATATTTAATAATAAATTCCTTATTTTGATATAATGATGTATTAGATATACATGCACTTGATTGAGATATACTCATATACATTATATGATTAAATAATGCTGCTGACATACTCAATAATCCAGCTATTTGATTTCTACATAAAAAAACTATCATATCGTCATTTGAATATTTAAAAATATTATTTACAATATTTTTTAAAAATAAATTAAATTCATCATCATTATAATTATCAATTGAATCATTAAATATTTTTAATGTTCTGTTTTCTTTATCATTTAAATATTTATGAGTTGGTGCCGTAATTATATTAAGTATATCTTTATGATCTTTCTTTAATAAAAATTCACGAATACCATATCTTGGTTCATCATCTTTTAATTGTATAGTATTCATGAATTCTCCGTTTATATCATTATAATAATCTTTCATATTATTATAATATATAAAATAAACTTAACAATTTAAATTAATTGTCTTAACTGATCCCATTTTATCTTTATAAATTACACGATAGTGAAGATGTTTTGGAATAATTTTGTTAAATTGTACATAGTATTTTTGTGGGCATTTTACATATAATTTTGCATTACCATCTTTACCTACAAGACTTATTCCACTATTTTCATATTCACCATATGCTTTTAAATAATGTTTAATAGTTTTATCATCTTTATTAGCCTTATTGGCAGCCCAGTATATCACTTTATCCCCACCTTTTGCATTTATAATTACTTCAAATTCAATATCCTTTTTTTTAGATTCTGAAATATATTTATTAATAGGAACAAAAGATGCATCTAAAAATGGAAGATATGTTTTACGTTGAAGCATGACATATACCGCTGACAGTGCAATTATTGTATAAATAAATTTTTCTATAAATTCGTGATATTCTAGTGGGAATAAATTAGAAAATAATTCTACTATATTAAATTTTTTATCAAGAGCAATTAATCCCCAATTTAGTGCTCCAAGTATAACTAGAATCTTTAATATAATATATATCATTGCTTTTAATTCAAAATTATCCATTTTTATAATATTCTCCATATTTTATATGGATAAAAAAAATTACCTACGATTTAATTCTTTACTTATAATACCACTAATTGTATCTGTTAAATCATCTGCTGTCATCTGAATACCATTTGTATCATCTGTATTATTACTTCTTATAGAATTTCCTTTTTTATTTAATTGTTTCGCAAATTTCTGTAATTCCATAATGCTATCATCACTTGAATCATCATTATATTTATATTGATTATTATTATCTTTATTATTCTTTTCATTTCTTCCATTTTTTTCATTCTTTACATTCTTTCCATTCTTTCCGTTCTTTCCATTCTTTCCATTCTTTCCATTCTTTTCATTTTGTTTGACAGCAATTTTATGTAAATGTTGTAGAAACTTCTTCTTATTTTTTAATTTAATATCCTCAGAAGAGTTATCAAATGATATATCACTTTTTGTTTCGTCTGTTTCATTTGTATTATCTGATTCTTTTGTATCATCTGTTTGCTTTGTTTCATCTGTGTTAAATGAAATATCAGAAGATTCAGAAGTAGATGATGATTTTTTTTTAGAAGATTTTGTATTTTTCATTAATTTTTTAATTTTTGATAATTGACTATCAAAGTCTGAAAAATTAAATAAATCACTCTTCATTAAAAATATAAATATCACAATTAGTATTATTCCGAATATAATGTAGTTACGCATATTTATAATTTATAATATATTTATAAAAATTATACGCATTCTAATAAATATATAAATAATAATTTATATATTTATTTATGGAAAAAATTGATCATTATGATATATTAATCATTAGTTCTTTTTTTGGAACTGGATGTGATATATTTTATCACGCACCGACTTCAAAAAATTGTGTATTTTTTTCTAATAATTTAAATATAAAGGATGAAATAATTAGTAAAGGATGGAAATTTGAATTTATAAATGTTGAATTAAGTACTGATCAGATTACTGGAGCATTACAGTCCAAATATATTAAATTTCTACAATTTTTAAAAGATCTTGATAAATATAAAAAATTTAGACATATATTATATTTTGATCATAAATTTCAAGTATATGACGAACATATTGATAAAATTATTAATATATTATATGAAAATAATAATAATCCAAAAATAATAATAAGAGAACATGAAAATATATCACGAAAAACTATATGGGATGAAGTCAATGAATCAAGTATCCAAGACAGATATAAAAGAAATATGGATAAAACAATTAATTTAATTAATAATCAAATTAAAAATAGTCTTCTTGTAGAAGATATAAAATTATGTAATACCGGATTAATTTTTTATAATAATTATGATGAAATAATACCAATGTTAAATGATATTTATGATACCGGAATAAAACAACAACAGCCACAATGTCAAATACTTTGGGCAATTCATTCTTATAAATATCTGCATTTAATTAAAACTGTAAAATTTATAGATATAAATCCAGTATGGGACAATATGTTATATTATAATCCTCGTCTATTAATAAAATAAACATAAATTAGATCTCTTCAATATTCACTTCTGCTTCTTCATCATTCTTGCCGTCTGTTCTATCAAAAATAAATCCTCCGTCTTCTTCGTTATGTACTTCTGATTTTGCAGTCATTAAGTTACTTAATTTTTCATATACTTCACGACTAATAATTTGTTCTTTAAGATATGCATTTAAATGATCAATTTCTAAAAATTCTTCTACATATCCGATGCAATTGTTTGTTAATGTTATTCCTGTTACAAGTGAAACAAGAGCAATCTTTGATTGTGTTTTTTTAAAAGCTTGTAGAGCTTTCTTACCTCTTTGATGCATAACTTTTAATTCTTTACCTCCCAATGATTTAAGATCTGGATTTATCCCACTCTCCCATAACAGTTGAGCAGTAAATGCATTCCCGTGATTTTTGTCGATTATCACAATGATAGAGTATAACAGATCAATTTCAGTATTGATTTTCTTACCTGCTAATTCTTCATTTTTCCTTGCTAATTTTTTATGAGATGAACCTCCCTTTGTATTCTTAACCATTTTTATATTATTATAATAAATTATAATAATAATTTGGGAAATCAATTTTTTTTAGATTCATTTATGAATATAAAAAAATTATCCCTTCAATTTCAATACCCACACTTTATTATCGAGTGTACATATACAATATCACAATGTGTTGTACCTGATGAAGAACAATTTATACAATAGTTATTATTATCTTCCTTACAGATACCACATGTATCATTAAAGCAGTTTGTTTTAGACGTAGTTACAATGTTTATGGTCAGAAGCTTGAACATTTTAAAATTGAATTATAAACATATAGAACATAATAGTAATATAAATATATTTCAATATTTTTATATATGAATCGCCAAGTACCTCTTATTGAAAAGTATAGACCGAGTAGGCTTGAAGACCTAAAAAATCAAGATGATATTAAGAATATCTTAAAAGATATGGTTAAAAATCGTAATATACCACATATGATATTTTATGGTGGTGCAGGTACAGGTAAAACATCAACTGCAATCGCAGTTTGTAAACAATTATATAAAAGCACATATAATGATAATGTATTAGAATTAAATGCTTCAGATGAAAGAGGTATTCGTGTAGTTAGAGAAAAGATAAAAACATTTGCTCAAAAATCAGCAGATGATGATTTTAAAATTATTATATTGGATGAAGCAGATGCGATGACAACAGATTCTCAATTTGCATTAAGACGTATTATAGAAAAATATTCTATAAATACGCGTTTTGTGTTGATTTGTAATTATATAAATAAAATAATTTCTCCACTATTATCGAGATGTTCTGTTTTTAGGTTTAAAACAATGGAATATTCTAATATAACAAATATATTAAATGATATAATGGAGAAAGAAAATATTATAATTGATAAAAAACTATCAAGTCGCTTGATAAAAGATGATTTAAGAAAATCAATAAATAATTTACAAAAATTAATATTTTTAAATAGAAAAAATATTAAAGACAATAAAATAGATATTAAATATTTTGATGATGATATAAGTATAGATATTAATAAAATTATATATGATGAAAATTTAAATACCATTGAATATACCAATCATTTAATAAATGAAGGATATTCATTTGAAGAACTTTATATACTATTAAAAAAAGAAATATTGTATAATACAGATATATCTGATGAAGATAAATCAAAAATATTTATGGAATTATGTAAAAGTTATGATAAAATTATTAATGGTTCATCTGAACTAATAAATATCAATCATATTATTAACATTATAAATAAAATTTAGCTTTCTTTATTAAATGTTGGCTTAAAACTTTTTTCACTATACATTCTACTAATATGTAGATCATCATTCAAAAGTTCACCTAGTTTCTTTTTCTCTATTGTTCCATTTTGGTCAGTATAGAAAATATTATTTATTTTATATCCTTTCTTTTGTGGAAGAGTACACATAATTGCTAAACAATGAGCACATGGCTTTGACATACCAACTGATCTTGTTAATGTAGTCCTCAAAACATAGATATTAATTCCCATTAACTGCTTTGTATTACGATTCTTTAATCTGTTAATTGCCTCATGTTCGGCATGACACGATTTATATTCATTCCTAGCAATATTTTGACCTACAGATAAGATATTAAATTTTGTTCCTTTATCTGGAAAAATAGTTGCAATATGAAGATGCATATTACGTTTAGAAATTGTTGGACAACCAAACGGATCTCTTGAAATTCTTGTATCAATCATTGATTCCGAACTACTTAAGAGAAAACTTGATAGTTTTTGTTTCATTGGAATAATTATAGATAATTTCTGCTGTCGAAATCCATGGTCTGTAATGTTATTCATTTTATGATTAATTTAACATTATCTTTCTATAATTCGATAAAAATTCAATTTTTTAAGTAGATTAAGAGAGTTAGCAATCATAACTTATATAAATTAATATCTACTCTATGATACCAACAATAGTAGTTATTATTGATATTATGATATCCCATCTTAACACATCTATCTATCGAACATTTATTTGGTTCATTCGATTGAACCAATTTAATATTATTTAGATGATGATGTATTATTTCCTTTTGGTGAACTATAAAAAGCAACAACATTTGCTTTGTGTTGTAGATCATTTGGTATTTCTGTATAGTCTTCATTCGTATCATATATATTTTTTTTATCAACTGTATTATAATAATTTTTTTTTTCATTTTTTATATATTTTATTTGTCTCATATGATAACTTTTGATATCATTATAATATCCATCATTCCTTAAAACCATATATAAATATTATAATATATTTATAATATTTAAAAATATCAATTTTTATACAACATTTCCACCACTACCTCTACCACGACCACGTCCACGACCTCTACCGCCCCTTCCTCCTCTTCCACGTGTAGCAATTTCTTTCTTAGGTTCTGGTTTTGCTTCATCATCTGATAAATTTTTTACAAATTCAACACTTTGTTCATCATCTGATAATGAATTATCTGAATCAGATGTTTCAACAGGTTCTTTTGTTTTTTGCACTATTTTTTGCGTTTGAACTATTTCTTTGGGAGAATTATCCTTATTAAACTCCTCAATTAATTTTTCTAATTCGCGTGCGCGATTACTTAATTCATTTATTTTAAGCATTCCTGTTGTCATATCATTTACAACCTGAATATATTCCTTCGTCAAAGCATCTAAATTATTTGAAGCCATAATTATTATTTAGTATTATATTAAATTCTCTATATATTAATTCATTTTAATATCAATTTTTTTCAAACATACTATATATGGACATATTCGTATATAGTATTATAGCAATAATAATATTTTTCTTTATATGGAATATAAGGGAAAATTTTGGTCAATCTTATTTATGGATTCCAACAAGAAATACACGTTTAATGAGTTATGATTTACGAGGAGATCCTTTTGGTTCTATTCTTTATCCAGCAGATTGGAATATGATGCCTTGGAATATGTCTGGAAGAATATTTAATGTTCCATATGTATATTATGCATTTAGACCTTCAAGATATGATATTAATGGAAGATATATTGTTCCAAAAATAAAGAAGAAAATTCCTGCTTAAGCATACATATCTTTAACATATTGAGGTAATTCTTTATCTTTTTTCATTTTAACAAATTCTTCATATGCATTTGTTAAATCTTCAAAACTAATATTTTTTCTAATCTTTGGATCTTTTCCAAAAACACGTGTAGAATGTTTGATCTTCATATTTAATAATAAGTTGTCAATATCTCCACCATAGTTTTCAAAATTCTTTTTATGTTTTTCAATGAATTCTTCAATATTTTTTACATTAAGACTTTCATCAAAATTCCAATTAATTTCTTTTATCTTAAATTGTAAAATATTAGCAAGTTCATTTGCATCATACTTTTCAATAGTATATTTAAATGGAAATCTTCTTTTTAACCCTTCATTTTGAGAGAAAAAACATCTCTCAATTTCTAATGGATAACCTGCTATAATACAAATAAATTTATCACCATTTTCAGATAAATTTTGATTTAATGTATCAATTGCTTCTTTTGCAAATGTATCCGATCTTTCATTTGCTGATCCCAATGAATATACTTCATCTATAAATAATACACCACCAAATGCTTCATCAATAACTTTTTGTGTTTTAATTGCTGTTGAACCGACATATTGACCAATTAAATCACTTCTTCTAACAACTTTAAATTTATAATCTTTTTCTTCCTTTTTTTCTAATTCTTTTTTATCTTTTTCTTTTTTTGCTAGATTTGGATTCAATAATGATAGTAAATTATTTGATATCTCGTGTAATTCACTTTCTTCTTCATTTTTTTCATTTTTCTTTAAAAAATTAAGTTTACAATATATCTTTGCTAATATTCTACCTAATAGTGTTTTACCTACACCAGGAGGTCCTTCAATTACTGTATGCATCATATTATCATCATTTAATTCTTGTAATAAAAATAATAATTGTTCAAACATATTTTTTTTAACACTTGACATACCAATAACACTCTGAAGTTCTTTTAACGCATATGTGATATTTTTTAATCTTATCATATTAATAGGATATTTTCTTTTATCATTAATATCATATGACTCGCCTAATTTAATTAAATCATCTATTGATTCAATTTTATCTAAAATTACGTATTCATCATCTTCTACTGTTTTCTCATCTGTTTTCTCATCTTTTTTATCATCTGTTTTCTCATCTTTTTTATCATCCTTGTTATTATCTTCTCCAATTAAGTGTTTTATAAATTCTTGACTAAATAAATATGGATTACTATTTTTATTATATGGAATTATTTTCATTGAAGAAGGATCCGAACTTGATCTAAAAATAATATGATGCTTTGTATTATCATTTTGAGTTGTATCAATTGTTCTTTGTGATTGATTATTATTTATTCCTTTTCCTCGACCACGGCCTCTTCCTCTACCGCGTCCCCTTCCGCTATTATGATAATGGTAATTATTTATGACTGTTTTTGGATTACCAGAATTTGGATTATTCATTTGTATAATATAACATAATATAAAAGATTATTTATATTGTTTACTATGTATTATATTCTTGAAGTAAATAATGTATTATTTAACATATATGATAAAACAGATGGTGATAAACAAGGATTAATCCATTTGTTTAAATTAAGTCGTATGAATCAAAATGTGGTATTAAAGGAATATCATAATGGATACATGAAAGGTTTATTTCATATTAAGAATAATCAAATTTTATATAGTTATTCTGAAAAAAATAAAATTATTACAAAAAATGTAGATGATTTACCATTTGAATTAGTTTATAATCCAAATATGAAAATAGATATTCAACCAGAATCTTCTGATATAAATGTTAATCTACCAGTTATAAATACTGAGATCCAGATTACGACAGATGAAACTAAACAAGAAACAAAACAAGAAACAAAAGAGGATACAAATGAAGATGAATATATAAATGAAGAAGAATTAAAAAAACAAATAGATGAATTAAATAGATTAAAAGAACAAGAAATAAAAGATTTAGAAAAATTAAATGAGGGATTTCATGAAATTGAAAATGAAGTATTTGGGAAAAATGCAATTTTAACTGCAGAAAAAAATAAATTAAAGAGAGATAAAGAAAAATGGGAAGAGTTTAAAAATATTTTTAATGTTGATAAAAAAATTTATAGAACTATGAAAGAAAAGATAGCAAATAAAGAAATGGAAGAAACAGAAATACCTGAATTATTTGAAAAGAAGTATCCAATTTTTAAAGTATTAGATGAAAATAATATATTAGATACAGTAGAAGATATACATGAATATATAAAATTATTACCAACTGATGATTCAGTATATATTCCTAGAACAACCGAATTATATGGTTTATTTAATGATAATCCTGGTGTATCAAGTATATCATTAACTGATATGAAAGATACTACTCAATTTGAAACTAATATTGAAACAGATGATGAATCTGAATAAATTTAAAATTTTATAATTAATAAAATTTTAATTTTACTTTAAATCTTTGTTTAGAATCTACTCTTAGAATTTTCGCTTTTGTTTATCATTCTTAAAAAAAGTATCATTTTTTCTGTTAGTATTTTGTATATCTTTTAAGGAATCAAATCTATTGGTAGAAGTAATTTTTTCAAATGATAAATTGTTATTTTGATGTAATTCAGTTAAGTTTTTATTCTTATTATAAAATATTTTGTTTTTTAATTCATTATACATATGATTAATAACAAACATTAATGTATTAATACATTTCATCATTTCATTATGATGATCAACTTTTTCTAAATTATTATTTATTAAATAATTAATTAAACTTTCACAATCAGCATATACCATGTGATGAACATAATGATCAGAATTACATTTCTTGCCTTTTTTATCATAATTAAATTCACAATTATCTTTATAATTACAAAATTTATAAGAACATCTATTTATCAAGAATTCTTCTTTAAATCTTTTAGAATGAGATATCTTTGTTAATCCCAATTTATCAGAAAAATATGATGATAAATCTTTAATCCAATTAAATAGATCTATAAAAAATTGCTTATCAGTTTCTGATAATTTATTCTTTAATAAATATCTATTGATATAAATAATTATCAATGCTTCTTTTTCCATTAATTCAAGATCTGTAAAATCTTTTAAATTTTTAATTAATAATATTTCTTTCATTTTATTATTAATCGCTTCATTTTCAACACTAAAATTAAAAATATCAGATGCCTTATTTTCAATTGCTGTATTAATTATTTCATTTAATGATAGTTTACAACTACTTTTGAATTTATTCTCAATATCTATAATATAGTTATTATTTTCATCAAATGAATTAACCCAGTTAAAATTACTCATATTAAAATATATAATTATTTTCTTATATATTATAAGATAATGAATTCTTTTATTGAAGAACATTATAATCTATATAAAGATCAATTGAAAGGATATACTTATATAACACATGATACCCTTCCATTTGTAAAACCAGGAGGTCATATAATGTTAATCAATTTAAAAGGCCAATTACGTAAAGGTGGCGTTTTATTAGACATATTAAATACACGAAGATATACAACAACACGATTTTTAATGGAAACACCTACTAAACGATATTCAATTTCATATACAAATAATTATATATTTTATTCTAAAACACCGCCTCCACCTCCTTTAACAAAGAAAACTTTAAGAAAACAAATTGAAATGTTATTAACTGAATTAACAAATAAATAATTATTCTTATAATTCTAACGTATGTATTATAATGTTTGGTTTAATAATTTTTATTTGATTCATCATTTCATCATAATAAGGAGTCTTAATAATAAGTATATCATTACATTCATGGGATGATAGTATAGATGGTTCAAAAGTTAATAAAGATGTACCATAAATTCTTTTATTACATTTATTAATATCATTATCAATAAATCCTAAAATATGTTCTTTATTATTTAAAAAATTATAAACTATTTGTCCAAGCATATATGATGGCATAATATAAAATGGTTTATCTAATTTAAAATTTTTAATATTTAGTAAAATTGAATTAAAATGTTCAAATAATTCTTTTTCAACATTGATTGGTTTAATTTGATAAGGTATTATTGAATTTGATTTTTGAAAATGAAAAAATAAAGAATGATCTTTAAAATTAATTACATTGATTTGAATAAATCCATACATTTCAAATAAACTTTTAATATTTTCTTTTTCATAGTAAAATGTATGTTGGTTATTTATGAATAAAATTGATGTTTTATTTTTTAAATATGAATTAAAATTTGGAATTGAAATAAATATATTTTTTACACAAGATTTAGATATACTTTCTAAGAAATTATGAGGTTCATATAAATGTTCAAATGTATGACTCATTATTACAGTTTCATCTTTATAATTAGTAAAATTTTCACAATTTCCAATCTGATATTTTATATTATCTATTTTTTTATTAGTTTCATAAATATCAAGAACCGTGTATTTTAAATCATTATTTTTAAAAAAAGAATATAATGGATTACTTCCTCCACCAATTTCACAAATTGTTGTAAGATTAATTGATTTATTTATGAAATTAGTAAATTCATTATGATGATTCCGCCAGAATGATGTTAATAATATTTTATTATCGTCTGAATATAATATTGTTGGATCAATTAAATTTCCTAATTGCACACATCTACATATTTTACATATTTTCCATTCACAATCCATATATATATCATCTTTTTCATCAGTAGTTACCATTGAATGTATGATTGGAAAATTTTTTAAAGTATAAAAATTATCTAATATTAATGATTTACATAATACACATGATATTCGTTTTGTATACATATACAGATAAATATAAATATTTTAACATATTTTAACGTATTTTAACATAAGATATTTAAGATTATATTAATATTATTCATATGTTTCCCTATTATCCAAAAATAAATCATATTTTACATGCTTCAAAGTTAATACAAACTCTTTTTAATTATACTCCTCTTACTCAACATACAGATTTATCATCTAAATATAAATCAAATATATTTTTGAAAAGAGAAGATTTAACACCAGTAAGATCTTATAAAATTAGAGGAGCATTTAATAAAATGTCATCTTTACCAAATAAGAATGGTATTGTTACTTGTTCTGCTGGAAATCATGCTCAAGGTGTAGCTTTCAGTTGTAATAGATTATCTATACAAGGTGATATTTTTATGCCTAAAATAACAACAAAACAAAAAATAGATAAAGTTAAAAACTTTGGTGGATCTTATGTTAATATTTTTTTAGAAGGTTCTAATTTTGATGAATCATTTAATATTGCTAAAAAACATTCTTTAGAAAATAAAAAAGAATTTGTTCATCCGTTTGATGATGAAAAAGTTATTGAAGGACAAGCAACAGTTGGATTAGAAATTTTTAAACAACATCCAACTCCTAGATTAATAGATTATATATTTGTTCCAATCGGAGGAGGTGGATTAAGTGCTGGATTATCATCATATATTAAAGAAATAAATCCAAAAACTAAAATTATTGGAGTAGAACCTTTAGGAGCACCTTCAATGACTGAAGCATTCAATGCTGGTAAAGTTATTACATTGAATAAAATTAATACATTTGTTGATGGAGCTTCAGTAAAAACAGTTGGAGATTTAAATTATAAAATTTGTAAAAAGAATATAGATAATATTTTACTAGTGAATGAAGGACATGTTTGTTCAAAAATATTAGAAATGTATAATGAGAGTGGATATATTATAGAACCTGCTGGTGTTTTATCATTATGTGCATTAGATTTAATGCAGGAAGAAATAGTAAATAAAAATGTGGTATGTGTAATATCTGGAGGAAATTCTGATGTATTTAGAATGCCTGAAATCTTAGAAAGATCACAAATATATCATGGATTAAAACATTATTTTAAAATAGAATTACCACAACGCGCAGGAGCATTAAAAGAATTTATAATGAAATGTCTTGGACCCAATGATGATATAATATATTTTAGGTATACAAAATTAATAAATAAAGAAACGGGACCGATTATAATAGGTATTGATGTTAAAGAACCATCAGATGTTCATTCAATTTTAGAAAATATGACATCATATGATATAACATATGAAAAACTAACTAATATAAACGACATTTAATTTATAAATATATTATATATATTATATTTATATATTATAAGAATGACTACTAGATTAGGAAATGATGATTATAAAAGGGGAAAACAAACCTTACAAGAAAAATTAACAAAAGAAGAAATTGATGAAAAATTACTTGGTTATGTAGAAATTAAAGATCTTGAAGTTTTAAAAACAATTCCTCTTGGTACTGAATTTAGATATTTTGTATTTGAAAAAGAGGGTAAGAAAGTTGTTAAAAAATTTAGATTAGGTGGTAGATTAATTAATAAAGATAATGCTGATAAATATATAGTTTTAGCATCTGGTTATCCTCCTAAACAATTAACATGGAGTGTCCAAGTAGGTAATTCAGAATTATTTTACAAACAAAAAGTTGAAGATATTATAGACAAAAATGAAGATGATGTAAAAGAATTAAAAGATGAAAATAAAAAATTAAAAGATGAGAAAAAAGAACTCATCTTAAAATATAATGAACTTGTTGAAAAATATAGTAAATTAAAAAATAGTATTAAAAAATAATCAAACATAATTTGCACGAGGACTTTCAATATCTTGTTCATAAATCATTAAATTTGTGATTATTTTATCAATAAAATCAATAATTTCTTGATTCTTATTAATTTTATATTCAAAATTGCTGCCTTCAAATCTAATTTGATTATTTTTATATTCTATTAATACATTATCAATTGTATTACTATAATTATTATTTTTATGTATATTTAGATATAATTCTCTAAAAATATGTATAATTGAAATGTTAATATTTAATTTTATAAAAAAAGAATTTATGTTATTGTTCTCTATCATTCTTATCATCAATACATTATTCTCTATTTTATTAGAATATATCATTTATATAATAAAAATTGATTAAAAATTATTTTTTATTATAATTTATTTTAATTATAAATGCAAGATATAAAAATTTGTATCGGCGGTTCTGTCGATGCTGGTAAAAGTACAACAATTGGTGTTCTAACCAATGACATAATCGATGATGGTAGAGGATATGCGAGAAGTCTTATTTTAAAAACTAAGCATGAATTAGATAGTGGTAGAACATCTCAAATATCTTTTAATTATGTTAAGTATCCAGAACAAAATAAAACAGTTACATTGATTGATTTAGCAGGTCATGAAAAATATCTTAAGACGACATTGTATGGTATACTTGGAAGTTTTGTTGATTATGGAATTGTTGTTATTGGATCAAATATGGGAGTTAATCGTATTACAGAAGAACATTTGAGTATTCTGCTATATTTACGACTTCCTATTATAATTATCTTAACAAAGATTGATATGACACCAAAAGAGGTATATGAAAAAACTAGACTGAGTATTAAAAAGATTTTTAATGGAAAAATGTTTAAACGAGATTTACATTTTGTAGATAATGATGAGCAATTATCATCATACATTAAAAAAATAGAAACAAACGATTATATTCAAACTATACCTGTTTTATCTATTTCATGTAAGACTGGTGAAAATATTAGTAAAATTCACGAGATATTCAAAGTTATGCCAAAGAATGAAAAAATCATGAGTAGTATTCAAAGTAAAGATTTAATGATGTATATTGATACTAAATATTCTATTAGTGGGTTAGGAATTGTTGTAAGTGGATCATTATGGAATAAAAAGATAGAAACAAATGAGAATTATTATATTGGACCAATTTTTTTCCCTCAATCAAATATTAATGGATATATCGAGGATTATAAAAAGAAGGTTTACTTTTATCAAATTCGTATTAGAAGCATTCATAATAATCATCGTGAATTAGTAGAATATACAGACCCAAATAATGTTTGTAATGCATGTATAAAATTTACAAATCCAAAAGAAGCATTAATAATAAATCAGATACGTAAAGGATTAATTATAACTGATCGTCCAATGCCGGAGAATGTATATTTTAAATTTAAAGCAATAATTAAAGTATTCAATACAATTACCACGAATATACGTGTAAATTATCAACCAGTAATTCATTGTAGAACAATAAGACAAAATGCAAAGATTTTAGAAATTAAGAAGAATGATGATAAAATCAATGAATATGAATGTGTTTTACAATTTATGAGATTTCCTGAAATATTAGAAACGAATGTGTTATTTTTCTTTAGAGAAGGAAATACAAAAGGTATTGGAAAGATAATTGAATTAATCGAATAATTTTTTATAGAATAATTTTTTTATATTATAATATATGTCTAGTAATGATATTAATACTGATACACTAATAAAGATGAATTCCAATGCTACATTAAGTACATCATCTAAATTAATATTAAAATATTGGTATTCTAAATGTAAAGTATTTTATAAATGTCATAAAGAAACATCTGAATATTTAGATCGAATCCACAAATATATGGGAGTACCAGCTATACTAGTTGGAGTTTTTAATACAACATCAACATTTTCAAATTATTTCGCACAGATTCCATATCTGACTCTTATTAATGGTGCAGCTTCATTTATTGCAACTACTTTATCAGGATTACAGAATTATTTTGATTTAAGTAGATTAGTTAATACTCATTTAAAATTAGCAAATGGTTATAATAAAATCGTTCATATGATAGAAAAAATTCTAGTTTATGAAAAACTTAATGAAACAAGACAAATTAATTCACAATTTACAGATACAATTATTAATCAAATGGAGTATTTACAACAAGATGCTCCTAATATTCCTGATTTTATATGGAATAAACATAAAACAGAATTAAAAAAAATGGTATCAATTATTATAAATAATAAAGATTTTGTCACTGAAATTGCATCTGTTGATTCTATGAAGAATGATAAATCTGTAGAATCAAAAGATAGTCCAGTTGGTGATGACAAAGCAATTGAAATTGTTTTTGATAACTCAAAAAAATCAACATAATCTATAGAATAGTTCTAATATGATTAAAATAAGATATTAATCTCATTTTACAACAATATTTTTTAATTTTTACTTCAACAAATAATTTTTCAATTTCTTTACCTTTTTTTTCATCTGAATCTTTTGATTCATTAATTTTTTCATATTTATCGGTAAATTCTACTTCAATATCTGCTAATAGATGACCACATGTAGGACAAATTGGATATAACATTATATTCTATAAATATAATATTTATTTATATATAAAAATTAAATATATCAATTTTTATATAAATTTTATATATATATATTTATATGAGTACTACTAATACTTCTGATACTATAAATAAAGCCACTAAGAATTTAACGGCTAAAATTACAAAAGAATTAACTAAGCAATTGGCAAAAACTATACAAAAACAACAACCACCAAAACAAGGAAAAGCAAAAACAATTCCTAAACAAGGAAAAGTGATTACATCTCCTAAACAAGGAAAAGCAAAAACAATACCCAATCAAGGAATTGCAAAAACAACTCCCAAACAAGGAAAAGCAAGAACAACACCCAAAACAACACCCAAACAAGGAAAAGCAAAAACAACTCCCAAAACAACACCCAAACAAGGAAAAGCAAAAACAACTCCCAAGAGAACACCCAAACAAGGAAAAGCAAAAACAACTCCCAAAAGAACACCCAAACAAGGAAAAGCAAAAACAACTCCCAAAAGAACACCCAAACAAGGAAAAGCAAAAACAACTCCCAAAAGAACACCCAAACAAGGAAAAGCAAAAACAACTCCCAAAAGAACACCCAAACAAGGAAAAGCAAAAACTACACCCAAGAGAACACCCAAACAAGGAAAAGCAAAAACTACACCCAAGAGAACACCAAAACAAGGAAAAGGAAAAGCAAAAACAACTCCTAAAAGAACACCAAAAAGAACACCAAAGAGAACACCAAAGAGAACACCAAAGAGAACACCAAAGAGAACACCAAAGAGAACACCTAAACAAGGAAAATCTAGATCATCTACACCAACTTCGTCAAGACGTAGAGGTGGAGATATCGGTATAGATAATTCAAAATTAAATAAATTATTTGATAGTATATCAGAAACTCTAGATGATATAAAGGATAGGAAATTACCAACAAGTATGTTAAATTTAACATTACAACAATTAACAACATATTCATTAAAAGCATTACTTGAAACATATGATGAATTATTTGGATTATTTAAAAATAATAAACTTACAATTGTGAATTTATTATCAATATTATTTAAAGAAAATAGAATTTTATTTTTAGGGACTGGATTTTTAATAGTTTCAATAGTCATGTTTATATTTAATAATTTCGTTAGAATACCATATTTTGGAGCAGATAAGAGAGTATTCGTCAATAATTACTAAGCACCATCAATACTATTTATTTTTATATTTAAGCCATTTATGTATTCATTTAATATGTTATTTAACATATCAACTGATTTTTCTAATTTTTGACGTAGTATAGGATTATTATTAAAACTGTAAATAAATGATGATAAATCTTCTAATATTTTATTTTTAGTATCAAATATGACATCATCCATTAATTTTTTCTTATTGTCTGGTATTACTTGATAATCTTCGTATAATGTAAAGAAATCATTTAAATTAATAACAAATTGATCATATACCTGTTCATTATATTGTTTAAAATCACTTATAAAGTATAAAAAATTTATAATATTATCATATTTATTAATAACAGATTGTATTTCATTCTTAAATGGCTCTTTTTTTCTATTTAAAATAATATCTTTTTCTTTTTCTCTTTCAGTATAACGATAATAAAAATATAATCCAAATAATATAATAGCAGTGATTAAATATACGTCTATTTTTAATAGATATAAAACAATATATATACCAATAAAGATAGATACCATTTCAATTATTTTTCTATCAAAAAATTTTATTATTCTTTCCATAATTTTGTTTATATAAAAAATTTCGAATATAATTGTATTATATGTCTGAAGATAATTTAATTACAAATGATTTAGTCGAGAATCTATTTTATTCATTTTATGATAAAAGAGATATTAAATTAATATTAAAGGAAATATACTCATTTTTAAGAGAAAATACATATTCAAATCTTGAAATTAAAAATGCATTACAGTATTATTTTTGGCAAAGAAAAGAATATATTTATTCAGAATATGATTTAAGATATAGTCAAGTATGTGATGTTCTTGAAAATATAATTAATCCACCAGATCTTTCGCAAGAAATTAATAGCATATTGAATGCAAATGAAGAAGAAAATGAAGAAGAAAATGAAGAAGAAAATGAAGAAGAAAATGAAGAAGAAAATGAACAAGAGGAAGAAGAGAATGAAGAAAATAATATATCTACTACAGATCAATCCTTATTAATGTTACAAAATTTATTAAATAATCCAAATCATCTTAATAATATAGTATTAAATTTCACAATACCACCACAATTTGTACCATTACAACCAATTCAGTTACAACATTATATATTTCATAGTATGAATATGACAATGAATTTATTGAACGATCTAAACAATGGTACACAATATCAACCACAACCAATGAATGATATAAAAAATGTAATTAATAAAGAAGAATTAGATAAATTACCAATCAAAAGTTGGTCAGATTTAGATAAAGAAAAGTATAAAGAATGTTCAATTTGTTTAGATGATTACAATGACACCTCAAATGTAAGAATATTACATTGTTCGCATGGATTTCATTTAAATTGTATTGATCATTGGTTAACCGAATGTAGTTATAAATGTCCTGTATGTAGAGATGATTCTAATACTCATCATTCAGAAATTTAAAAATAGAAACAACTTCCATATTTTATTAAATTATATTTATTTTTTTTATCAAGAGACATTATAACATCAAGATTCCAATTCATAATATGAAACCATTTGTTATTATGCAATTCTTGAAATCTTTTTATTCGTTCTTCTATTTTTTGTTCCATTTTTATTTTATTATTCAAAAACCCACAATCACTTCTATTTTCAATTTTAAATCAAAAAAATTGTAAAAAAAACATATAAGACTAAAAGAATATATATTATATAAGATGAGCTATATTAATGGAATAACAAATAGAATGATTGATGATCGTATTACTGCAATTAAAATGGATTATCCTAATATTGATGTTGTTATTCACGATGAATCACAAAAGATGGTATTTAAAAAAGAGATTAAAAAGAGTATGATGGATAATCTTGTTGAAAATATGTTTAAGAGACCATGGAGTAAGTTACCTTATTTTCATCGTGAAATGAAAGTTATTGAATTTTGTAGAAATAATAAATTAGATGAAAAAGAGTATAAAAAGTATTTATATGAAAAAAAGTTGATTGCTAGAAATGTAGAGTATGATGAAAAGAAAGGTTGTATTATAAAGATTATTATAAAGTAAAAACCAACACTAATAAAAAATAAAAATTGTTCTCTCGTTTTACTCACACTAATTTTTATTTAGATTTTAATAAAAAATCTAAATAAAAATTGATTTATGCTTCTTTTATATAAAGATTAAACGATATTTATATACAATGGGTGATTACAAAAAAGATATCGATGAACTAATAGATATTTATATTGAGGAGAATGATTTAGAATATTTAACAAAAGACGACTTCGATGAATTAGTCGAGTATGCTCATATAAGTCTACAAGAACATCATGATATTAAAATAAATAAACAACAAGTTATTTCAATTATGAATAATTTATTGGAAGGTGAAATGATATATTATAAGAAACCAGTTATTGAAAAAACTCCAGAAGATGAAGAGTATGATAGATTGGATGAATATTATGAATATTTGATGAATTTACCTCAACCAGAACAAAAGAGTAAAGCATGGTTTGATATGCGTAATAATATGATTACAGCATCATCTGCTTTCCAAGCAATTGATTATGAGAAGAAAGGTAAATATGGAACAATGGAAGATTATATATATGAGAAATTATTTGGACGTGTATTTAGTGAAAATAAAATGGTTCATCATGGTAAGAAGTATGAACATATTATTACAATGTTATATGAGCATATTTATAATGTAAAGATTGGTGAATTTGGATTATTACAACATCCTCAATATAGTTTTATTGGTGCCAGTCCAGATGGTATTTGTAGTTCTTATAGATTGGATGGTACGCGTGGTTCTCCACTTTTAGGAACTATGCTTGAAATTAAGTGTCCATATTCGAGACCAATTAATACATCTGGTGAGATTATAAATGGAATATGTCCTGATTATTATTACATGCAAGTTCAATTACAATTACAATGTTGTAATTTGAAGAGATGTGATTTTATTCAAGCAACAATTAGAGAATATACATGTGAAGATGAATTTTTAAATGATAATTATATTCCAAATCACACAGAAAATCAAAATGAACAAGTAAAAATAAATCCAAATTTTGGTAGAAATGCTGTAATTCAGTTATTACCGAAGAAGTGGGTTCAAAAGGAGAAATATGATTCAAAAGTATTTTACAGTAAATATCTATATCCTCCATCATTAAATATGGATAGAGATCAAATATTAGAATGGATTCAATCTGAAAAAGAGAAGTTTCCATCATCACCTCTTGCAACTGATTATAAATTTGATCAACCGTTGTTTTTTAGAGTAGTGTCATCTCATAACATTAGTATATATCGTGATGATAAATATTTTGCCGAAGCATTACCAAAGTTAAAGAAGACATGGGATACTATTTTATATTATAAGGCAAATAAGGAAGAAGCACAAAAATTTAAAGATGCATATGATAGTAAGAAGAAACCAAAGGTTGAATTTGTTGTGAGTAAACCAAATAGTGGTTTTATTGATACTGAATAATTTTTTTATATTCATAAATGAATATAAAAAATTGAAATTACATTTGTATATATATTTATATATTCAAATCAAATTTACCATGGCATCCTCTTCAGAACTGCCTTCAGAAATGATACTATCCACAATTTTGGAATATACGTCTACAAGTCCTAAAGACTTAACTTACATTGGAATTGGAACTAATCCTCATAAAGATCTTGATTCATTATCAGAAAAAGACAGAGATTTCTGGGATCAAGTTATTCCTGTTTTTATAAATGAAATTATTGATACTGGAAAATCTATTCGTATGATACATATTGATCCTACATATTATACAATTATGTCCATGATGGAATATTTTTCTAGACGAGGATATAAATACGATACATCTTTAGGATTCAATCGATGGAGTAAGGATAATAACCGAATTGAAATTCTCATTTTTCCAATTGCATTTGAACATTTTAAATTTGTTAATGAACAATTTAGACATCTCCCTCATAATAATATTCCTCCAGATGATTGGTTTCTAGAGATGATTACGGAACAGACTATACTACAAGGAGGACAATTGATCCTACAAGAATTTACTGGATATGAAACGAATGATTTGTTCAAAAAAATATTCGATAAGACTCCAAATAAAGAGTTATTCAAGAAGAAAATTCTCTTTGATGTATCATATGGTAACTCAAGTTGCATGTTAGATCTAACTAAGTATAAACCCTTCTATGATAAGAATGGAGATTTCTTAAATTTTATTTTGTATACTCGTGATGAGATACTACAGATTGTTGGTACTCATGCTGGAATGGATGAATTGATTAAGAAATATTTTCTAAAAGAATATAGAGATATTTTAAATAATCATCAAGTAAATTACAGACGTAAATTGAAAGGTGATAAGTTACTATTTCCTAATAAATATTATGATGAATCCGCTACACCAGATGATATCATGAAAGTTCTACAAAAACTTCTATCTGAACGATATGATATTTTTAGAAAGATGAAACTGATTTCTGCTGAAAAGGAACAGGAAATTACTCAGCTATTCGAAAACTATCGTACAATTGATCCGTATCGATGGCATGAACTTGTAAATAAAATTATTTTATAAATGACTTTTAATTGTCTTAATAATTAATTCAATTTCTTTATGAGGATTTCCATAAAAAATTTCTCCATTATCTAAAAAATCCTTATTTGTCATTACAACATATATAAATGGATTTAAATTAATATTTTCTAAATTACAGTATTCTGTATTTGTTTTTACTAAAATAAAAAATAATCCATTAATATTATTACTTATTGTTTTTATAAATTCATTAAAATTTATAAATTCTGTTATAATATCATCTTTTATTTGATTATATTCATTTATACCAATTATTTGATGTGTATATAAATAGAATTTTTTACTATCTGATTGTAATATATTTTTAAATCTATTAATACATCTTTTATAATATTCATAATCTTCTGTTTTAGATATATCATGATGTACTAATGATAATTTTGAATCATATGTATTAAAATCATCTATCATATCTTGATTATAATATGTGTTTATATATATACTACATTTATCTCTAGTAACTAATAATTTAACAGAATCAATTATATTATATGTATTCATTTCTTTTTTAACATAGTTTTCTATTTTAAGAAATTCTTTAAAATCATTTAAAATACAATCTTTAATAGTTGATAATTTTGAAATTATCCAATCAAATGGATAACTTTCTTTTTTTAAATTTAATATTCTAATAATTTCAGAACTACTACATCTATAACCCATTGGAATAATTATACAATCTGGTATTTTTTCAAATTTATATGTTTCTTTTAAATAATTTAAATAATCAATATGATTAAATATTTCAGTATTATCCATTATAAAAATATATAAATATCTTTTTATATTTATTGCCTTGGATGAACATGTAATAAATCTTTGTATAAATCATCTTCAAAAATACCAAATTTAAATTGTAATGATACTTGTAATTTTACATAATATGGATTTCTAATATATGTACATCTACAAGAATAATCTGTTGATGTCTGACAATTACAAACATCAGTATTTGCACGTGTATCTAAATTATTAGTTACATATTGATTTCCATATCTATCTGTTATTTTAACTGTATATTTAAGTGCATTTTGTAAAATAGAATCTTTATAAAAAATAAATGGTGGATATATATTATTTAAAACAGTATAACTATTTGTACCAACACATGTACCAATAAATGTTACTTTATCTGAATTGGTTGTATAAACATAATTAGTTATTTCTGGAATATAAATATAAAATAATCTATCACCAATAATTGTTGTTGCTGTATCAACACTATATTTATTATATGTTGTACCTTGGTTCATTTCATATACTATTGTAGGATCATCATTTATAATATAATTTATAGTCCAATTAGATCCACTAACATATATACTAACAACACGTATAGTAACTGTACTTGCTGATAAAACTATTGTATGTACATCGTTATTAGATAAATATAGATAATTTATTCCATAATATGTATGTATTGTTGTGTAATCAGTATCTGTTGTTAAAGCAGTTTGTTTAATAGTATAGTTATTTGGTAAAGTGACAGTTTCTAATTTTAAATATTTAATATCTTTATATTTTCTTTGAATTACAGGTTGATTTGTATTTTTGTCACCATTAAAAGTTATATTAAATTGAAATGGATTTGGAAATGCTATAAGACTACGATCAGCACTATCGATATTGATACCATGTTGAACTAATCTATCAATAAAATCTCTTATAGTTCTACCATTCGAATGAATATATAATGAATACATTCCCCAATTATTATTGATCTCTCCTTTAAAATCAAATAAGTCTTTAATTTCGAATAAAAATCTACGGTGTTTTTTATCAGTCCATGTAATGCGAGAACCGACATCCGCAAGTTGATTTAAAAAGAACTCCATTTTATAATAAGTTATTATATAAAAAATTATTTAGATAAATGTATTATGAGAGAACAATTTATCAATAATAAAATAATTGGCATAATATATAAAAATTTGGTTACAAAATTAAATTTAGACTTAGGGGTTGAAGAAAAAACTAAATTAACAAAAAAGATGATTAAAGTTATGACAGAAGTTTTTAACAACATTGATCAATCAAGAGTTAATGCGAGTAATTATAAAAATATCTTACGCCAATTTATTAATAACTGTTTTTCAATAATTTATAGTGATTTGAATAAAGATAAGAAGCAAGAAACTTTTCAACAAGATAGTCGTTTAGAGAGAGATCGTAGTTTAATGGGAGATAGAAAAAATATTGTTGATTCACGATCTACGGATTCAAGACAAGCATATGATAAAGGATCAAATTTTGCCTCTTTTAATGAGAGTTTTAATATACCTCAAAAAGCTGGATTTCAAGGACGTTACGAACCTCAAACAGATAATGTTGGAAAGAAAAAAGATTTTGCTGAAACATTAGATAGTAGATATAAACAATTACAAAATGAATATGGTAATTCACATATGACTAAACGACCATCTACACCACCTGAATTACGTGGTGATGGTGGATCAAATTTAAATAAATTATCACGTGAAAATTCAAAGAATAAACAAGATGCTCGTATGCCACAACAAAGACAACAATTACAACCTCATAATATGGATGCAAAAGACTTTTTAAAACCTCAAGATGCAAGAGCATTACCAACAAATGTAAATAGTAAACAAATGGATACTTTTAATTTTGGTACAAAAGATGATGGAAAGAACTACGAAAATTTAAATGAAAATGAAAGCAACTACCAAGGAAATTTTGATGTTAATACATGGACAACTGGAATTAACCCAAATAAATTTAATATTGATGAAAATACTCCATTAGCTAAAAAATTAGCGATGTATCAACAAGATCGTGAAAATATGGAAAATGGTGATAGAAAACAAGTAAGATTTGAAGATCGTAATGAAAGAGAAAAAGAGGATGAAAGAGAACAACAAAGAGAAATGGAAGAACAACAAAGAATAAATAGAATGAGAGAAATGGAAAGAGAGCGAAAAAAAATGGAAGCCGATAGATCAATGGATATTAAGAGAGAAGCTGTACGAGTCCCACAAAACGAGGGATTTTCTAATGTAGTAGAAGCAAAATTAGGTGAATATGAAAATACAATTGAACTATTATTAGATAAAATTAAAGATTTACAAAAACAACAAATTAAGTATATGAGTGGTGGAAATTCAGATGCTGATGATAAAATAAGATTATTACAAGCCAAGCGTGATGAAATATTAGGAGAAGTAACAAGATTGCAATCAATGACTTTAGATCTTGAAAAACAACAACAAATTATACAAGAAAGAGAAACAAAATTTAAACAAAAAGAGTTAGATTTAGAGGCTAAAATGAGACGTATGGTTGATTTAAGAAATATGGATGAAAGACAAGTAATGATCAAAGCAAATTCTGGTAGATTTACATATCAATTACAAGATACATTAACAAATGTAAGTGCAATTCAATTAGTAAACTACAACATACCATATGAAGAACATAATATAAATTCAAATAATAATAAATTATATTTTTCAGTCGTATCAGAAAATGATCAAAATGTCAACAACGAATCAGATGATGATATATTAACATCTGACAGTGAAAATTATATAGATGAAGTATTTATTAATGCAAATAAAGTATATGTTATGACAATTCCAGAAAATAATTATGATATTTATGGTTTGTTAGAGGTAATGAATAAGATTGGAACTAAATGGCAAATTAATTTTAGTTTAGTGAAAGGAAAAGTTGTTATTAAGACTGGAAAACAAAATAGATTAAAATTATATAATGATAGAGAATATCAAAATAACTTATTACCAATGTTAGGATTTAATCGTATAATTGGTGATAAATACAGACATATTGCTGAAAAGAAATATAATATTAAGAATGATAAATTAGTACAATTATTTATTAAAAATGTTGTAAATGAACCATTTGCTGAATTTTTAATTGGAAGTGCAAAAATTCATAAATTTACCAAAGAAGTGAACATAGAAAATATATCAAGATTAGATATTGAAATTAAGTTAAATGAAAAAACATTTATGCCACAAGAACCATACGTATTAGAATTTAATATTGTAATGAATAATGCTGTAAATTCTTTGGTTGTTGAAAGTAAGAATTCTTCTAATCCAGCAATTATAATAGATGAGAAGAAAGATGATAAACAAGAAGTAAATGAAGAAATTAATACCGATGATAATGATTTGTTAAATAAGGTATCAAATTTAATGAATTTATAATAAATATATATTAATATATTCATCATCAAAATAATTAGCTTTTTTATAAACATATCCATTTGATTCTAATAGATCACGCATTTCTGTTCTTCTTGGTTCAACATAATTATGTTCTACATGAATTATTCCAAATCTATATTTTCTAAAATTAATAGTTTTTAAAATTTCAAATTCCGATCCTTCAGTGTCAATTGATAAATATTCTATAAATTTAGGAGCATTTATATTCATTAATGCATCATCTAATGTTATTGTGATAACATTAATTTGCTCTCCATTTTTTGCAAAAATATGTCTATCAATATATTCAGTTATTCCAGAAAATAAACCATTTACTGAAAATTTTAATATTTCATAACTTTTATTAAATACAGCGTTATTACATATATGACAATTTCTATTTTCTTTTAATTTTTCATATAAAATAGGTAATGGTTCAATACATAATCCTTTCCAATTATATTTTTTTTCAAGTAAATATGTATTTGATAAAGATATTCCATCATTTGCACCAATTTCAACAAAAAAACCATTTTCTTTAAAATTATAATGTTTTATAACATCTAAATCTTGACCTAATTGTGAATATGTATTATTCATATATATATTTCGTTAATTATATTAATTAATAAAATATAACTTAATTTAATAAAATAATTTAATTTATAATTTAGGTTATAATATGACAAGTTTTGAAAAAACCCACTCGTCCCCAAAAAGCTACAAACAAGCTCTTTTGACACCTACAACGACTCCAACAAATACACCAGCATCAACACCACCTAAAGATATTTTTATGATTAAAACTCCAGTTCAAAAAATTAAATGGATTTTAAATTATAATGTTGAAAATCGAATTTGTTCAGTATGTCAAAAAGGCTTAGAATGGGACGAGTGTAATTCATATTATACAATATATGAAGAATTATATTTAGCAATAACTGGTAAATATGTTACAAAAGAATATACAGATAAATACACATCAGAAAAATTATTATTTTGTGATAAATGTAAAAAAAATAAGATAGATAATTCCTTAGACTCTTTTAATTTGTAATATAATTGGATTATTATTTTCTGTATGCTCTGATTCACCAAATGGTCCAATATTTCTTCCAGTTGTTGAATATGTTATAAAATCAAATATATGAGCAATCGTATTTGTAATAGTTGATAATCTAGATCTTTCTAATTGAAACCATGTATCAGAATTCTTATTACATGATTTTGTAAACAAACATGATGTACCAATTAATAAATCAAAAACATTTGTCATATCGTCATTTAAATCATAAATAATTCCTCGACCTAATCGATACTGATTTAAACATGAATGATGCGAACTTGACATAATTGGTTCTAATTTTTTATTATTTTTTTTCAAATTATTTCTATGATAAATTACCCATTTTTTATAAAAATATCCATCATCTTTAATAATTATATATGCTCCTTTTAATATTTTCTTAAACATTGAATAATCAAAATTGGTTTCATTTAATAAATCTATTACAACCATTTTAAAGGTATCATCTAATGTTTTATGATGTTTTTTTAAATATTTTATAATTTTATCATAAGAGTCCTCCATATATTGTATATAGAAAAAATATATTTTTCTATATCTAATAATTTACTCACAAATATATCCTGCTGTTTTTTTAATTTTAATTCTATTACCATCATCTTCAATTGCATAATTCTCAAGTGTGATATTTTGATTGTTAAAATATACTTCTCTGCATTCATTTATTGTATCATCAGGAACTTTTTGACTTATTATTTTATCAAATTTTGTACCATGTAATAATCTAATTATAAAATTCATTGAATATACTCCACATTCTGAATTTTTATATTGATTTCTTATTTGACTATATCTAATATCATATTTTTTTTCAACTTCATTTAATCCATCTTTTTTCATATAATCATCCGCATCTATATTTATAACCTTTCCTGTATCTTTTTTATATTTCCATTCAGCAATTCTTTTAACAAATTCTCTTATTCTTTTCTCAGGACGATATCCATATGAATCAAAATAATATATTTGTCCAGTTTCTAAATTTGCATATACAGATACCCAGTGAGAACCACCTTGATCATGATTATCTAAATTTGGAACTAATCCAATTGTTTTAATAGGATATTTTTTATTTTTTATCCCAAACAATTCATTATATAAATTAGAACCATTTGGAAATTGTTGTAATGCTCTTTGCATTTGATCATTTGGTGTTTCAATTATATCTTTATAGAATTCTCTAAATGGATATTTATTTTGTCTACCTCTAAATTGATTAAATTTTTCAACTAATTGAAAATTTTTTGTATAGAATTTTTTAAGTTCATATTGAACCATCATTTCATTTTTTAATTTTTCACCATTCTTCATTATATCATCAAAATCTAATTTAGCAATTTCATTGTAGTTTATTTCTTCAAAGTCCATTGGTGTTGCACCTAAGAATAAATAATCAGGAAATTTTTTCTCCATTTGTTCCATAACATCATCAATATTTTCTGTACTTAACCATTCTGTTTTACCTTCTGTTCCCATTGGTCTGAATATTTCATCCATATTAATAGCTTCATTTGAATTATTGAATTTCTTTTTTAACCAACATCTTTGATCATTATTACAATCCTTTAATTTTTCATCTAATTGTTGCAGTAAATAACTCTTATTACTATTATCTATATTAATTTTTTCGGATGTTATCTTTTTCTTGTCAATTGCTTTGTTATATAAATGTGCAATTAATTTTAACTGATCAACAGATAAACAAGAACCCTCAGTATATTCTGCATTAGCAGCACAACGTAAATTATGATTAAGTGCTCCTCCTTTCTTATTTGTTCTCTTCATAAATTAATTAATATAAAAATTTATAATAATTCAAATAATTTGTTATATTATAAATTTATTTTTATTATATATTATATGTCAAACAGAAATAACTCAAATCCAAATAATTTAAGAACTAATCTGAATTCAATCGAAAAAGGAGTAACTGATTTATTTAAAAAAATAGATTCGCCAAATGATTCAATGTTTACTCGTCAAACAAACGTAGATATTAGATTAAATGGTTATGTTGATAGAGCAGATTTATATAGAAATAATTTAAATCTTAATGAACCATCTGATAAATTAAAAGCAGCCAATGAATTATTAAAAGAACAAAGTAAAGGTATGAAAGGTGTTGATAATAGACGTGACTTATATCCCCAAAGTGAAATAAACAACGAATATAAAGATTTACGTAAAGCAGTAATTGATAATCACGGAAGTGTGCCATTTGTAAATGCTAGTATAAGATCAACAACATTGCCATATGATGTATTATTATCTGAAGAAGATATGAAAAAAATTCAAGAAAGAGGAAGAAGACAAGAAAGATTTCAAGATGATAATCGTCCTAAATCTCCTCAAAAAGATCCAAGAGATAATCGTTTTAATTTATATCCTAATGCTGAAATTAATAATTATAAATCAGAAAGAAATGTTCAAATGAATAATCCCAGTAATGGCGCTCCATTTGAAAATGCATATCAAAGAAGATCTACAAATATTAGAGAAGTTGAAGGATCGCCTGATGGAACTCCCTTTGATCATGCATCTACAAGAGATCGTGTACCAATGAATCCAAGAGATTCTTATCGTTCATCATATTATCAATCAACAGATAAAAATCAATTAGATGAAGAAGTAACATATGATAAACATAGAAGACAAGTTGATAGTGGTCAAGTTAATTTTCCAAATGGTGATGTATTTACCCATGGAAATGCCAGAGATCGTGTACCAATTGATCCACTAAATGTATATCGTTCATCTGATTATGCTTCAACACCTTACAATCAATTAGATATTGATGTAGATAATGTTCCTCAAAAAGCAATGATTAATAAAACATCAAATGCAATTTTAAATAGAGAATTTGATATCAACAATGATAACAAAACATCATTGGGAGAAGCAAATGAAGATACAATGATTCACACACCATATACAACATTAGATAAATTTAATAAACCTGATGTAATATTTAAGAATGTAAATGAAACAAAACCACAAGTAGATGTATTAAATGAATTTATTGTAAATATTGATTCATCAAATAGAAATGTAACATTTTATCCAAATCCATTTAAATTAAGAGTAATGTTTAATCCAGCAGATCCTGGATATACAATTGTAAATGGTGCTAAAGTTGCAAATAGTGCCGCAGCTGATTTAACAATTCCAAGAGCATTTGAAAATATCAAATATTTAAGATTAGAAACAGCAACTTTACCAAGATATTATTTATTAACTTATACAACTGAAACAGGAGCAACTCCTTCAACAATTGGTGATGCAAATGAAAGAACAATTCTTGCAGCAGTTATCGCAAATATAAATACAAATAAGGCAAATTCAGCATATAATTTTGCAGGTTATATTAATAGTGTTGGGGGATCATATTCTCCACCAACAGGTTATGTAACACAATATGTAGCGTATACATGGGTATCTGCTACAAATATTAATGCAAAATTCAATGTTGTAAATTCATCAAGTGTTTCAATTGCATATGAATTAGTTTTTAATGGAACTTCTGCACAAACAATATCAAAGAGATACATTGTAAATACAACTGCTGATTTATCAACTGATCGTTATTTAATGATAAACATTGATGAAATTACTGATAATACACAAAATTCAACAAATGGAAAAAATCAATATAACTATTTATATCCTGACTACATTACAACAAATTATTTTTATGGTGACAATCACTTTGTTGACAAGATATTTAAGAATGCTAAATTAGGGACAATTCAAACACTTACAATAACATTGAGTGATAGTTTTGGAAATTTAATTACTGGAGGAAATTATATTGATACCACTAATTCAACAACAGATATGGTATCTACTACTTCTACACAAACTGCATCAACAGTATATAATGATAGTATTTCATATGTTAGACATCCATATTATAGACCATTCCAACTAACCTTAATGTTTAAGGTTGGATGTTATGAAACTGAAATTGACAAGAAGATTTTCTTTTAGATTACATTTTTTAAATTACATTTTTTAATTTGGGGATATTTATTATTTGACTAATAATATATGTTTCATCATCAAATTTTTCAGGATTTCCATCAATTAATTTAACTTTTCCGATTGGAAAATCAAGTTCAAAATCATAGACTGTTCCTGATTCACTATAATACCAATAACTCTTTTTCTTTTCAAATAAATTTTCTCCTATTTTTTCAACACCTTCTATTTTAAAAACTTTAATTCTTTTAACTTCAGAGTTATCAGAATTTAATCCATTATTAATTTTAATATCATACTCAATATCATCTTTATAAGCTGGCCCAACATATTGATCAAATAATGATTTTTCATTAAATTGGAAACAATTATAACTTTCATCTATCATATTATGTGCTTTAAATAATTCACAATCAACTGCTACTTCTTTAACTGATTTTAAAAATGAATCAATTAAAAGTTGTTTTTCTTTTGCTAATTCTTCTACATCTTCATCTGTTGTCTTTCTTTCATTCTTTCTAACTGCTTTAAATCTATAAACATCAACTCTTCTATCTTCCATTGGTAAATCTTTATGAGAACATTGACGGATACCTCTACCAATAACTTGTTCAATACGAACATCATTCCAATAAGGATCTAATACATGGATTTGTCTGACATTCATTAATGAAATACCTTCTGAACCTGCTGGTGCTAATAAAATATATTTTATATGTTTTCCTTCTTTATTTTCTGTTTTATTGAAAAGATCTTTATTTTGAGTTCTTACTTCTTGACTAATATCACCAGTAAATTCAGTAAATCTTTTATAATCTTCCGCCCCCGCTTTTTGGTATTCTAATACACCAAAATATTTTAAATATAATTTATATACTTCTAATCCTTCCATTTTAACGTAGTTGGAGAAAATTAAAACTGGGCCTTTACTCTTTTGAGCATAAAATAATGAAGCAACAAATTTACATGAACATGCATATAATTTATCAAATAATTTTGATTTTTTAGTATAATTTTTAAAGAAATCACTAAATTTATATTTGTATTCTTTTTTGAAAACTTCAAGATCATCTAAGATAGTATGTTTATTTTTAACATCTTCCGCATTTATCTTATCAAAATATTCTTCAGTTTGGGTAACAAAATCTTTGATTGTTGCTAAATATAATTCAACATTTCTAACATATTCTTTATTTAATAATTGTTCCTTTAATTTTTCTGTCTTTCCTTCTAAAATATTTGCACCATCAATATCATGGATTTTAAATTGATTTGGTCTTGGTCTTCTTTCACCATTTACTTTATCTGATATAACAGGAAATACAAAATTACATGCTTGACGAGTATATGTTTTATATGTTTTATCTTGAGTTCGACCTTTCATTTTTGCTGCTTCTAATTTTGCTTCGATTGCTTCATATACTTCATATACTTCTTGTTGATAAGGATCCATTACTAAATCTTTATACAATACTCTCTTTTCAGCAAAAACATCTTTTGTTGCTCCTAAATAATAACTTACTAATCCTAATATTCTTCTTTGAAACATATTTTTTGTAACTGGATTTAATGATTTTACATTACCTCCACCAATATATACATCATTGAATTTATTTTCATTCTTAGGAAATGTATCCGGTCTTAATAAATTAAAGATAAGTGCTAATTCATAAGGTGAGTTAATGGCAGGAGTTCCTGAAATTAATATTACTCTTGCTTGATCATTTTCTTTCTTTTCTTGAACTATGTAATCATATATTACTTGTGCTCTCTTACCAGTTTTAGATGTTAAGTTATTGTAAACATTTCTGATAAAGTTGTGAGCTTCGTCAAAAATATATAATGGTTTTTTAGAACTATCTGCTTCTTTGATTGCTTGAATAAAATCTCTGTCTGCTTTTGGAGAGTCATAGTGAATGAATTTTATATTTGCCATTCTTCCGTCAATATCACTTTTACTTAAAAAAGTTTTTAATTCTTTTAACCATGTAGCATCAAGAGATGCTTTTACTAATAAAAATACATTCCATGCTGGAGTATAATTATATAATACATTGTAAATGTTGATAGCTGATGCTGTTTTACCACTACCTAATCCATGGTAAATTAAAATATCTCTGAATGGGGATCTATAATCTAAAAAAGAGGCGACAAATTTTTGATAAGTTCTGAGTTCTAATTGTTGGCCTTCTTGAGTATAGTTGCAAGGATCCGCACCTGTTTGTTTTTCAATTGGAGCCAATTTATATTTTCTAAAGTTTGATAAAACCCAGAGGGTGAATAATCTTCCATTTGTTCTCAAATCTATAAAATTTTGATTATTTAAAGAATCAGAATTGTCAGATGACATATATATATATATTTATATAAATATTTATATAAATATAATGAATTTATGTATAATAATAACAGGTCAATTAAGAACATTTTTTAATCATTCACAACAACACTTTATTGATATGTTAAATTTATCTAAAAAATCATATACAAATATTCTCATAATTTGTGTAATTAGTGGTAATTTTAATGAAATTACCATAACAGACTATTTTAATAAATTAAATGTTTCATTTCTCATAATTGATTATAATAAATATATACCTATTTTTAATTCAATAATAAATCAAAAAATAAATAGTAAAGAATACACCAAACAAAAAATAGAATATTTAAGTTATTTTAATCATGCGCATTATGAAATTAATATCAAAGATTCAAATGATGTTCCAATTAAGCATAGTTATCAATATCATCAATTAGAAATTGGTATAAATGAATTATTAGAATACGAAAAAAAATACAATATAATATATGATGTAATAATGAGAACACGATTCGATATACCATATCATAAAAATTTTTATCCACATTTTCCAAATACAATATTAAAAAAGTTATTATTAACTGATACAAATATTGAATTATATAATAAAATAATTCAAAAATATAAAATAGCAGATATTGTTGATTTTTTAAAAAACCAACAGATTGAATTACCATTATGTCGAGTAAATTTAGATTATGTAAGTATTACATTTGGAGGTGATTATTATTATAATAATAAATCAGTTGAGAATATTATGAATGGGAGTGATGATATATTATATGCTTTTAATGATTATATATATTATGCTAAAAGAAATGTATTTTTAAAATTAGTCAATTTGTTTAACGATTCATACATAAAAGAAACTAACTTAAATATCTCACATTTTTATGCTCCTGAAGCACAGCTGATTATTTTCTGTGATAACAATTCTATTGATATTCTAATGTATAGACATTATGATTCAAATGGTAATCGATTAGATGAACCATTTAGACTTCCTTAACGATTTGATCTTCATTCAACAAATTAAACTTAATTAGAGCATTCATCGCACTAATTTGTTGTGCTTCCTTCTTAGTAGTGGCAGTTCCATAGCATAATACTTTACCAGTAAAATCCAAAATTCCTTCCTTGAACATTTTCTTGTTTGTTTTTCTATCAATAAATTGTTCAAGTTCAACATATTTTGGTGCATTCCATTTATTCTTATGATAGAAAATCATAATTTGATTCTTGAAATTGGTATCCTTATAGATTAGTTCCGAATAATCAGGAACAGAATCTAGTAATATTCTTAAGAATTTATAACAAACTTCAAATCCTTGATCCTTGTATAATGCTCCCATGAAAGATTCAAAAACATCTTCTAGAAGTTTATCACTATCACGACCTTGTAATGCTTCAACTTGATTTGAAATAATCATGTATTTATCAATTCCTAGAATTTTTGCAAATACACATAATGCTTCTCTGTTTTCTATTTTCATTTTTAATCTTGATAGAAACCCTTCATCATCCGTATCTTCACTAAAACGATCAAAGAGATAATCCGCACAAATTAGTTTAATTACTGTATCACCAAGAAACTCAAATCTTTCATTTGATGCGTCCTGTAAATGGAGTGTTCCTTTGGGATATAATTTATATGCTTCATCTAAAATATCTTTGTATAGACCATAATATTCACGCTTAATGTATGATTTATGGGTAAGTGCTTTTTGATATAATTCTATTTTTTTAACACTAATATCAATCTTAAATTTTTTAAATAGTTTTGTGACATCTTCGTTTTTAATCAAAATGTTATTTTCATTAAAAGGAATCGATACTGTTTCGACATCTTCATGTTCTTCTTGAGTATTCATTTATACTATAATAATAGTTATTACTCTAAATTAATAAATATCAATTTTTAATTTGAATTTTTATTTTAAGAATATAAAAATAATATAATTATGTCTCAATATATTCTTTTGCCTATTTTACTATTACCAATCATAATAGTACCATATATGTATAAACAATGTTTTAAAAAGAAACAAATTAAAAGTATTGATGAAGATTTAGAATATGGAAATCAACGTCTTGATCATATTATTGATTCAATTGGCCCAGCAAGAATAGTTCAATTTTTGGATACAGAATTTGAATTTCGTAAATTTAATCCTCATTTGGATCAAAAATTAGGAAATTATTTGAAGAAAAAATTTTAATTATATATCATATATTATGTGTAAAACAAATATATTATATATCGATGATTCAGAAATTGAGGGGAAAGGATTATTCGCAAATGGTGATTTAGATGTTGGAGAATGTGTTGGTTTACTTGCTCGAGTATTAGGTGATAGTAATTTTAATGATAAGCCATTTGGTAGATATATAAATCATAGTGAAAATCCAAATTTAGATTTGAAAGTAACATGTGATAAAAAAAATAATATTATATATGTATTAGGAATAGCAAATAGATATATAAAAAAGGGTGTTGAATTAACAGCAAATTATAATGATAAATTTGCTCCTAAACCAAATTTTATTAATACAAAATCTTATAATTTTGAGAAGATAATGAGGAGTTATTAATACGCCTCAGAAATATAATCAGTATCTAAAAATGGATATTTAGTTTCTGATTCAAACTTTTTAACATTTCGTGCAACCATTTGAGGTAAATCACCCACCGCATCAGAAGTTTCTGTTGATTTTTCAGAACTTTCAGAACTTTCGGAACTAACCTTAATAGTTTGTAATCTTGGATTATTAATTAAATTACCAGATACATTATCAAATATATATTCAGGTAATTTAATATCATAATCTGTTTGTGGATTATATCTATATTTTGTTCTAATTCCTTGAGATATTTTTTTCTTAATATCCAAGAAACTTTGTCTTCTTTCATCAAATGCTTTACCTAAACATTTGATCATAAAATCTCTGTATATGGTATCATCCATCACAGTTTTATTATTCTTCTTTAAATATTCATTTCTAACTTTAATTAATTCCCCGAGTATATTATTAACATTATCATAATCTAACTTATTAATGTAATTGTAATAATACTTTGTCAATTGATGTAATAAAACTTGTTGAAAACTTGCGATGTTTCCAGATTCATATTTTCTGTAGGGAACACATCTGTCATTATTTGAAAAAACTGTTAATACAACTTTGTCATTATGAATAAATTCAACATGACGTCCGAAGAATTGAAAAAATGGAAAATATTCCTTTACAGTAATCTTATTATTCTTTGATAATTCATGATAAATGTTTTTAATATCTTTTTCATAATCAACAGATATAACTTCAAATGGTAATAATTTTTTATCTTTATTTACTGTATAAAATTGTAAAGCATATGTTCCAACATGCATAAATGAATCAGTCATTACCATCTTTGAAATTTCTTTTATTATTTCTGTTTCTCCTGTTGGTAATTCATCATATGATATCTTTCCTTTTCCAACCTCTAAAGGATAATACTTTAATAATAACATTCCGCGAGGAAATGCTTTGTCTTTTAATATTCTAAAACTCATTAATGGATCTGTATACATTCTTAAAAAATCTACATACATGAATTTTGGATGTATATATCTGATGCCATCTATTCTAATTGTTGGCATTTTATTGTAGATATATGTTGGTACATATGATATATCAGAAACATCTTCAAAATTTGAAAATACTTTATATGAATCTCCATGTTGTGCTTGAACACCTTGTATATCTTTAAATTTTTTAGCATGTAATGAATCACATAAATCTTTTAAATCTTTGATTGGTTCGGGTGAATAAAATTCATAATCTGCTTTTTTCAAATCATCATATATACCATCTTTGGGATTCTTGTGTTGAATTAAAGTATTAAGCGCACTTCCACCATATACAATTCTATCTTTTGATTTAATAAATTCTTTGATTGCTTTAACAACTGATTTGAATTCATCTATTGTTGGTTCATAAGTTGTTTTGACAACTTTATCAGCTTCTTTGACTAACATATCAATATTGTCCGCAATGACATCTATATCATATTGTGTATATAAATCAATCGTTGTACCTTTTTCATTTGGATTATTTTCTCTTTTTATTTTAGATATTTTTTTATTCTTCCCCATATAATTAAAAAAGATAAAATCTAAATTTAAAATTTACAACTTGCACCACATATATAACAATCAAACCAAGTTGTTGCTCCTTCATCAGCAGATCGGTTTTGCATTTGGCGTAAAATACCTTTACGTCCTTTACATTTTCTACATTGATATAAATCGGTATAGGCAAGATTTGTTTTCTTATCTTCTACGTAATTAAACCTTTTAATAATTTTTTCCCAATTTTCGGGATTCAATTGTTGAGGAGTATATTCTAGTACTTCATCCATATTTGATTTAATTTTATCTAATAGTCCTTGACTAAAATTATGTACTACATCATCTACCTTGCTTTCATAGATACTTTGTAAGATAGAATTTGTTACACTTTTATTAACATTATTATTACAATACTTTACACTGTAGTTGTAGATTTTTACTTCTAACTCATCACTTAGATCATCATTTTTGATATGTTTATTTAATAGTTCAAAAGTATTATCTCTATAATCTTGTGGTATTGATAATGACATACTAATAATATTAATATAATTTTATATTAATATAAATTAAAGTCAATTTTTTATTCTTTCATTTATGAAAGAATAAAAAATTAGTGTGAGCGAAGCGAGATCTCAATTTTTATTTTGATTTCATTTATGAAAGAATAAAAAATTAGTGTGAGCGAAGCGAGATCTCAATTTTTATGGAATCTCATTCTTGATTGGATTTAAAGCCAAAATCTTTCTATCCAAAGGAATAATATATCCATTCTCATTAATAGTTAATACATTATTATACATCATACAATTTGTCTTACTGAAAAACAAATTCATCTTTTCATACATTTTTGCAGTTCTAAATAATTTACTATTTATATCGAGAGGCTTAAAGATTCTATCAGTATCTCTCTTATTTAGTCCATGAATTTCATATAAATCTTTCCATTTTTCAACATCATGAGAATACTTAATCATCTTAATTCTTTCTTTATCATTTAAGATAGTTGTAAACCCACGCTGTCTATATTTATTAATAACTTCAATCGGATCTTTCGCTCCAGCAAAATATTTATATTCAATATTTGTTAATGTCATACATGCGCCAATACATGACGGTAACATAAATACTTCTGTACCATCATAATATGCGCGAACACAAGGTAAGTGAAATTTATGAACAGTTGAAAAGAAGTTTTCATATTTAATTTGGAAGAATTCAAAGTTTCTCTTGATTCCGGTAATCTTATACTTAAATTTGATGTTCTCATAGATTAGAATTTTATTTGTTTCCATATTATCATCAAATTCATAGAAATCCTTAATGTAAATATTTATTTGATCCATTGGAAGGATATCAAATAATACATTATATTTGGGATCTTGGAATTTTTCAGGATTCTCCTCAAAATGCTTTCTATGTTCATTAACTTTATAATCAATATATAGTTGATAAATCTTTTTCTTATTTTCTAAGAGATGATCTTTGAAAGTTTCTTTCGTACAATCAAGTTTCAAGTCTTTAATAAAATCATCAAGTTTCTTAAAATTGATAAACATTACAGCATTCTTGACTGGTTCAATTCTTGATATATTTTCATTACTGATTGATTTAGTATTCTTATCTAATTGTTCATTTAATTCATATGCTTTGTCAATATATTCAAATGTATCTTTTAGATTACACATGATATCAAGATCAGCACTTCCATAATATTCATCTACAAATGCTTCAAAATTTCCTCCAGTATTAATGATTAGAGGATTAAATCTAGGTAAGCATGCCGCAATAACACTTCCTGAAATTGCTATGTTATTAAAGTTTACATTTTTAAAAGCATCATAATGCTTCTTACTATTCCCACTTAAGAATACATTGAATCTCGCTTTGAATGTTTGTAAATCTGCTACCCCATAAGTTTGTTTAATTAATTCTTTATCAAGATTTGCCGAATCATAATTTGTTAGCGTATAGTGATCAACACCATA